GGAAGCACTAACAGCATCTTTTGCGTTCATAATGTTAGCCATTCATTACACCCCTTTCTTACTGAACAACAACTGTCATATACAGTTGTGCCATTGCATTTATTGGTGTTACATAATCCTGAACAACAACAGCCTTCTTGGTTTGACCTTGTTCAACTGTTACCTTATCAGGTTGAAAATCTTCAATCGCCCTGATGGATTCAAGTTGCTGATGATGTGAAACAATGTCATTCCAAAAGCTAATTCTTCCAGCCTTATCATTTGGAACTTTACCAAGATATTTGCTATTGAATAAAGTTGCAATATCATTACCAATTTGGTCAAGAACCCTGATTGTTTGGTTGTTGCTGAAGTCTCTGGATTTTTCATCAGTCACACTTACAAAAGTGTTAATATCTTCAAGAACTCTTGCCTTACCATTTACTTTGTGGAACATAAACTTTCCAGCTTCAATTCCAGCTTCTAATTGGGTTTGGGTGTAATCAAGGTCAAGTTCAAATTCCCCATCATAAGTCTTATTGGTATTACTCTTATTTACTTCACATCCAGCAGAAGCACCAAGAACCCAATATACCGCTGATGGGTCAACATCCCCAACACCAAGCCCAGCCAGGTTGTTTTCAACAGAAATAATTCCTTCATGGTCAGGCAAAGTGTATCTATGAAGAACACATTGAAATTTTACACCAACATCATCACGCATCCTTTTTGTGAAGTTGGCAAATAACCCCTTGATTGTGTCATTAGTTGATAAGCAACCCAAAGCATTGAAATTATAGCTTTCAATTTTATCCAAGAAGGTCTGATATGTTGCATCTTTAACAGTTCCATTTGTACCGCCAGTAAGGGGTGTTCCAGCAGTAACAGCAATGTTAGCACTAGGAATAAATTCAACATAGTCATTCTTTTTCAGGTCTGACATTTTTGAAACTGTCTGCATATCAACCTTTATGTTTTCAAGATAAGTGCTAACATCATACAAAGGGTTCTCAACTGTGTGTGCTTCATTGTATTCAATAACAATTTTCAAATCATTACCACGTTGCCCTGTATAAAGTGCTGTTGCATAAATACAAGCTGCTTTTACACCACCAGTGTTAATCTTAAAGAAATGACCTGTTCTGATGTTCAAAAACAAATCACGCAAACCTTTAAGTTTATCATGGGTGTAAGGATAGCCGAAAATCTTTAATGACTGCTTCTGAAATTCATCCACTTCAACTGTAAAAACTTCACCATCAATGCCCCAATCCAATTCCAAAGGAAGTGCTGCATATCCTCTTTCAGAAAGAGAAGCAGAAGCCCTGGAAGCACTGATGAAGTTAATGTATGAACCAGGAAGCACTTTATTTTGTGTTACAAAAATACCGCCACCAAGTGCCATTTTATTTCACCTTACCTTTCTTCTTAAAAAAGTTATCAAGCAAGGCATCCACTTCATCAAAAGTGTACTGCTTGCCATCTTGTAGAAGTACCCCCAACAGGTCAACCCTGTGCTTATACTTCTTTGCTGAAAGTATCTTATCTTTGGTGAAGGTTACTTTTTCAGCAGTTTTTTCACCTTCAACATTCTTTTTAGTTGCCAAATTCATCACCCCTTCATATAACACTTGTTTCAGTTGTCAGGGTTTCCATTGGGTCAGTTTCAACAACTTTTTTCACATACATGTTGTAACTAACAAAGAAATGAAGAACCCCATCAATCACTTCATAGTGCATATTAGTTCCACGAACCAAGTCACCGTTCAGCAGGGTTATATATTCCAAGGCTTCAAATAAATCTGAAGCCACATCCTGGATTTCCTGATTCCCACCAGTCTTGGAAGGGAAGTAGTGTATATCAAAAGGATGTTGTCTGAAGTATCTTAACCCCATTGCTTGGGTTTGTGATGGGTTCAAACTGACAATAAAAAAGCAAGGTTCTTTTAACCCTTGCTTCACTGATTCACTGTATATTCTTTTCCCATCACCAAATACTTGGTTCAGTTTGATGGATATACCATCTATTAAATTATTAACCATCTAAACATTCCCCCAAGTATTTCATCAGTTTCTTCTCCAAAATCTTGGGTGATTGTGCATCAATTTCATTTTCAGATATGGTCAGCATAAATCTTCCCTTAACCCAGCCCTTGTGGTTTCTTGTCCTATGACCATATTCGACATAGGAAGCATAATGAACAGGGTTGAGGATTTCAATTTGATACACATTCCCTGACTTGGTAACTTGTAATGAATCAACAAAAGCCTTGGCAGCATCACCGCCACCAAATACCGCTGTAAGTTCCGCTTCTCTTTCACTTTTGGCAGTCCATCCACGTCTTAAAGTACCACCTATTTTTCCAGTTGAAGCTTCATATTGACCAACAGGGGTTCTTTTAATAACCTTTGCTAACAGCCTTGCAGCAAGTTCCTTTGCAGCAGCTTCACAAAAGGCTTGAAAATCTTCCTTTTGCAATTGTTCCATTCTTTTTTGAAGGTCTTTCAATTCTCTAAAATCACAACTTCCCCATCTTGCCATCAAGCCCACCCCTTAAATAATTCCAAAGGAACTTCTTGATGATTGGTATAAATAGCAGGTTCACCACTTCTTGCATAATCAGTTGTTTTGCCATTCTGTGTAACAGTGATTTTTGAACCAGGGGGGATTTCGATAGTAGGGGATAGAAATAGCTTTACCCCTTGGGTAATTAAAGCTGCATTACTGTTTTCTGTTGTTGTAGTAAGTCTTTCAAATGACAATTTACAGGGTTGATTGGAATAAATAACATCTTCTTCAAATTCAGTTCTTTTATTTATTGGATTAATTTTTTCAACCTTAATTATTATATTGCAAGTGCCTTTCCATAACAATTCAAGTGCTTTTTTATGCTTTACCATTGAATACACCTATATGAAGCAAAGCTACCCTTTCCATAACTCAATAGGTGTGAAATTAAATTATCCAATCTTTTTTCAGGTGTACTGTCACCATCACCATAGGCAAAGGTAACACTTGTATCACCTTCCTGAATTTGTTTTATTGCTGCTTCTAAATCAATCCCTGTAAGTTGTCCTGTGGATTTCTTATTTAATAGAAATTCACCTACTGACATATCAACTGCAATTTGATGTAATCCTTCAGGAATGGTATCGATATTACAATTATTTTTGATATAATTTTCTACTTTTTGAATGATAAATTCAAGAACCCAAGTATCATCTTCAATTACTTCATAACCAAAAGAAGATAATCTTTGTTTTACATCTTCCAACATCAAATCACACCCTTTCAGCTTCCAAAATCTTTTTCAATATCCCTTCTTGACTTGTTGCTTTTCCAAGATTAATTTTCTTTTCCTCAGCATAAGCCTTTAATTCTTTAATGCTCATATTTTGAAGGTCTAAATCACCACTGTTGTCAAGTTTTTCAATTTCTTCAACCGTATAGCCCTTTGACTTAAACCAACCAAGTAAATAGGGGTCAGTACATTCACCAACCCCTTGTGAAAAATAAACACCAGCAGAAATGCCAGTATAATCCTTATTAGGTGAAAACACTTTTGCCATACTTTTTCACCGCCTTTCTTACGATGCTTTAACCTCAACATCAACTGTTGCTGTTGCCGATGCAGTATTAGCAAAAGGCGTTGGGATAGTTCCTAAGGTTGCGGTAAAAGTATATTTTCCTGCAACTCCCGCATTATAGGTGTCGGTGTCAACCCAAGCTGTAACAGGAACAGTTGCCTTTGAACCATTTTCAAAAGTTGCGGTCACAAAGTCAGGTAATACTGCCTTTACTTCATCCGCATCAGCAAATTTTGGTTCGGCAACAGTTCCACCGTCTATATCGGGAATGGCATCAAACGCTGTGATTTCAATTTTCATCAGCGTAATCAACGCCGTTTCAATTGCCGCAACCAAAGCCGATTTCTTCATTCCTGTTGGGTCAATACCTGCATACGGGGCAAAAATTCTTAACTGTTCAACGGGCAACATATCCCAAGGGGATAAGGTATCTGAACCCGAAACAACAGTATAACCCTTGTTCTGAAACCAACCAATGGTATTAGTATCGGCATCAGGAACAGCGGCAACACCGAAAATGAAATCAACCCCATAATCGCAACTATGGGATTCATTAGGTGAATATATCCTTGCCATGATTCATTCTCCTTCCTTACTGAACTTTGATTTTGCGGAATACGCCTGCCGCCTTTGTTGCTTTCAATGCAACAGCAGCAACCATTTCAACTTCACCAGTTTTAACAGCACCAGCAGTTTTGAAATCAGGCAACCAAGATTGAACAGGGGGAACACCAGCCATAGAAACAGCATGGAAACCATCTAAACCAAGTCTTGCAGCATATAGTGAAGTTTCACCAGTATCTCCATCAATAGAAACAACTGGATTATTTGTACCAGGTTTTGCACCTAAATCAACAAAAGGAATAACCCCATAATATTCAACCTGTTGACCAAAATCATTCTTGCTTACTTGATACATTCCAGCCCTTCTTGCAACTGCTCTTAATTTTGCAATAAGCTTGGTGTTACCAGCAATAAAAGATGGTGTTCCATCCAAGCCCATTAAGAATTCATCAAGCATATCAAGAAAAGCGACATAGTTTTCTGTAACTTTGGCAGAAGTGGAAAGGTCAATTGCTGAAGTAGTGTTATATTCAGTAGAAGAACCAACAAGTGCCTTATCAAGTCCATCAAAAGCATTCACATCAACCGCACTATCACCATTGATAACAGTATCATTGAATAATGCAGCAGCAGCTTTAATTTTCTGTTGCATTTGAAGTGTTACTTCATCAATGATACCGCCCATGTTGGCAATAACCCTATCAATTTGAAAAGCCCCACCGAATACCTTCAAATCAACAGTGTATCTTTGCTTTTGAACTTCTTGTGGTGAGTATTCACTATTTACCGCCCTAAAAGCAGCAGTTGGTTGTGTAATAAGTCTTGTGTACCCATAGGTAAGGGTTGCCCCGCCACCAGTGGGGGAAACAGCATCATCAAAAATCAAATTGTTAAATAAGAAACTGGATTTTGCAAATTCATCAATAACCCCCATTTGAAGGTCATCTTGAACATTAAGTTTTGCTTGTGCAAGTGTAACTGCCATTGTAAATTACCACCTTTCAATTATTCATTATTCATTAGATTGGAAGTGCATCCTCACCGCATCAGCAAGTGAAGTAGGTTTTCCATCTCCTGGTGTACCATCTTTTCTTTCACCAGGTTTAATTCCCTTGAAGCCTGGTTTGTCATTCTTGGATTGAACATCAAAAAGGAACTTGGTTTCTTCAGCTTCAACGAGCCTTTTAATTTCATCATCCAAGCCTTTGACCTTACCATCTTCATCAAGTTCAGCCTTATCATAATCAATTTTCAATAAGGCTTTTGCAGCAACAGTGTTCTTTGCTTTTGCTTCAAGAAGTGCTTTCTCAACAGCATTATCAACCTTCATTTTCTTCAGGTCAGCTTCAAACTTTGCTTTTGTTGCTTTATTTTCCTTTTGAAGCTTTTCAATTTCAGCCTGTAAGCCTTCAGCATCAATTTTTTTCAGTTCTTCAAGCTGCTTATCTCTATTTTTAATATCCTGTTCCAATTGCTTATTGGCTTCATTGACTTCATCAAATCGCTTCTTGGTAACAAAGTTACCATTCAAAGATTCCATTACTTTGGTTGCCTGTTCTTCAGTCAACCCCATAGCAATCAATTGTTCCTTGGTCATTGTATTTACCATCCTTTCAAATCACGTTGTTTTACATGGGTAACGAACCATGAAATTTGTCTTGTTCTTTAACGTCAACAATACCAAAATGACGATTTTCTTTTTCACTTCAATGAATCAATTTTTGCTTGAACCATATCAATATAATCCTTATCGGTTGCAACCCTTATATGACTGTGCAGCAACCAAATGCTGTTGGTCTTTGGAAGAAGGTTTCTTTCCACATTCCTTTTAACAACATAAGCAACACCCTGCTGTTGAATATGAGTGTGTTTGCTGAAGTCAGTAGGGTCATAGACAATATAAGATTCATCAAATCGTGATTTCTTGACTTTCAGCAACAAATCACCTTCTTTGCAGAAAGTCACTAAAAAAGTGACCTTCTAAAATGCCCTATAAGCCACGAAAAAAAGTTTTTAGGGATAATAGTACCCTTGAAATATTAGTGTTTCATCATAATCACCCCTTAAAATGAACATGAAAAAAGCACCTGCATTTGCAAGTGCTTAATTTTCTTTGAAACTTAATTTTCAAGTTTTTGATTCTTGTAATTGTTCAAATGCTTCTTCAACTGTTGACATTCGAATAATGTCACCTTTAACAAGAATCAAAAGGGGAATACCAACAAATGAAACATCATCACCATTGAACACTGGTTCATAAACATCATAATCCCGCCATTTACCAATGTGCAAAGCATCATCATAACCTTGTTCTTTTGCAAAATCTATGACTTTATTATGTTTCATTTGGTCACCCCTTCCATAATGTAATTCACAACATCAAGGTTAAATAATTTATCATCAACCCTTAATATTTTTGGCGGGGTTGATACCTTCACACCACCCAATGTCATGGTGTATTTAAACTGCTTAAAATAACGAACTGCATTTTCTCCAATATAAGTTTTCCCAATCTGTGGGTCATACAATCGCAAAACACCATCTTCAGTTCTATCCATAGATATTATATGCCCACTTCTCCTTCTGCCTTTCCAGGAGAATTGAAGGGTGTATCTTTTATCTTTTTCAACAGTCTTTTCGACAAATTCAGCAAACTTTTTAACTGTGGTTGCAGTATCGTCAAAAATATAAGCTGGATGTTTGCCAGTTGCGGGGTCAATCCAAGCCAGGTTTGTTTGCCTTGAAAGTTTCTCCAATACTGAACCTTTTGTATTTGGTAACGTTTGAACATCATAACCCCTCAACCTTGCTTCATAAGCCACCACACAACTTTGACAATTTATCTTATAACCATTGGCTTTATTGAGATTAGGGTTTGGCTTACCATGGTTTGCTTCATCCCTGGTCATTGGCAATCCACGTTTTACACCAGCAATTTCAATAGGGAATAATGGATTATCAATTATATCATTTTTGCCAATTTCTTGCAATCCATCCTTTGAAGCACCGTCAACAAACTTTTCTTTCCATTCCTTGTATTTCATATTGGATGGAACATAATAAACCTTGCCATCAGCACCCCTTGCAGCACGTTCCCCATAATTATCTTCAAAGTAGGGAACAGTGGTTGTTCTACACCAAGCATGAAAAGGGGGTGCAGTAACCCCAACCTGGTAATCTTTCATGTCAATGACTTCACCATCAAGGTCTTGGCAAATTGCACTGGTTCTATTATCAAGGGTTGCCACAATTTCATATTTTTCAACATCCAAGGCATTGAAACAATCCTTTTGTGCTGCTGAAGCAAAAGCAGCACTTTCAGTCATGACCAATCTTCCAGCCTTATTTTTTGCAACCCTGAACTGATTGGAAAGTTCACTTATCAATTTATCTGGTGCTTCCCCTCTAATGACTGTTTGGGTAAGTCCAGTTTGAAGTGTTACAAGAAGCTGTTGCTTATGTGTCCAAATCCTATCACTAAAAGTTCTTTTGTCACCTGTCCAGGGTCTTGAAAGTATCTTATCCAGTTGGTTGCTGTTAAGACTGTGCAAATCCCAACCAATGTTGAAACCTTTCTGAATTTCCCAAGCAGTGTGATAATAACCTTCAGAATAGATGTTACGAAGAAATTTATCAAATCCATCAAGCTGGTTGTCATAAAGAACTTCAACTTGATGTTGCAATTGAAGTTTTAAAGCTTCCAACCTTGAAACATGAACCCTTGCTGAAGCATTTTCAAGTTCTTTCATCCACCTTTGATTCAAGGCATTTTCTTCACCAAATTTAATGTACTGTTCAACATCCCATTTGAATTCAGCTAATTCCTTTGTATTTAAAATTCGTTTTGCTTCAGCCATGGTGATGTTATTATTAACCGCAAACCTTGAATACCAAGAAGTTAGTTCTTTTTCAATATTTTGTGAAGTAATCCTGTATTGATTTTCAAGGTCTGCAAAATAAGCTTGACCTTTTTTTAATTGTGCTTCTTCAAGAAGTTCCATTCTTCTTTTCCAATAGCTTGCAGTTGGTCTTTTTCTTAATTGGTCAAGCTTAACTGTCATTCTTCATCACCGCTTCCATCACCTGAAGGCTTCATTGGATTAAAGACATTAGCATATTCATCCATAGTTTCTTGTTTTTCATTCTTTATTCGCTGAAGTTCCTGTTCCACATCAGAAACCCAAGGATGTTGGGCAACAATAGTTTCATGTGACAATATTCCTACTGATTTTCCACAACTATCAATGATTTCATTTTCATTCATCATAATATCCCTGTTGAAAATTACAGTCACTTCTTCATCTTCAAAACTACCAATTCCAGTGTTAGTAAGATGAACATTGACAAACCAAAGTAAATCTTCAAAGGAAGCTTGGTATTCAGTTTCCATTCCATTAGCATCCAGGTCAATGTCTGAATACATGCTTTGAATATTCATTTGGTTTGGTTGTCCAGCAAGCCTGTCATCCTTGGCATCATAACCCCTTGCGTTTTCAATCAATGCTTTTTTGAATAGTTTAAGAATAGCTTCATAGTTTTCAGCATTGACTTCAACTGTCAGGGTATCAACTTCACCAGCTTGACCATCAATAGTTTTAACTTTAACCGCCCCATAGGTTGCCAGGTTATGCCTGAATTCAGCAAGGTTTGTTCCATCAAGGTTCTTAATAACAAGAATGGTGTTCCTGGAATCCTCTTGCATATTGTTTTGGAAGTCAGAAAGCATTTCATTTATTCCATCTTGTAATGACTTAACCCTATTGATAAGGGGCAATTCCTTATTGTTGTATTTGAAGGGGATGATGGGGCATTTACTCCAATTCATTCCTGTTTCATTGCCTTCAGCATCTACAACCACCATGTGTGTGCTGCTTGGATTATCAATATCAGGAATAAGGCTACCATTGCGAAGTTCAAACCTGTCAATTCCATCAGCAGTATAAACTTCAACTTTTTCAATAATGACTTCTTTTTCACCCTCATAAGCTTCCACTTCATAAAGTCTAACCGCTGCTTCCAAAATGGTATGTGCCGAATCTTGCCAAAATGGAAGTATTTCATAAGGTTCAAACTTCTTGAAAACAAGTTCCCCAGCTTCATTGTAATAAGGATAAAGCCAAGCAATTCCACCATTCAAGGAATCTTCACCCAGGCTTTTCAGCAGCCTTTGGAACTTCTTATTAAAAATCTTCTTCAATGCCTTTTGATAATTCACATTATCAGTATCAAAAGTTAATGGTTGCCCTAACAGGTAATTAACCTTTTGGTCAACCATCTTTGCATACTGATTATCAACAACTTTGTTATTTGGCAAGTTATGAACTTCCTGAAGCTGCCCATCCTTACCAATGACTGTTCTTTTTCTTTGCAAAATGTCATGTTCCCCAAGATAATACTTTTCGCCAGCAATCATTGCCTTCCGCTTGGGTGACTTTTTCCACTTGGCAATTTCCTTTTCAAGAAATTCTTTATCACTCAACCTGGTCTTTACACCTTCAGCAATTATTTTATTCATCTTTTCAGTTTCACTCCCAAGATTGAAGTTGAACATCTATTTTTCACCCCTTTTTATGAAGCAATAATTAAAAAGCCCATAGAAATAAACAATTCCATGGGTTCATGTCACTAATATGTTACTAACAGTATCAATCGAAGCTGAATGTTGAACCTTGACCAATCTTTTCCGCAATGCCTGTTGTTGCATCAGGGGCATCATCATGAAGGTTCTTTCCTTCTTTTTGGTACTTACTCATTGCAATATAGTATTCAGGAAATTTATCTGCCCAATTCACTGGAAAATAAACATGGTTCATTACCCAGGTTGAATTAGAAAGAATCCTTGATTTCTTATTTTTAGATTGATGGAATGGATTAAGTTGAACCCTGTTGGTCTTATATCTTTCTCTTAATATTCTTTCAACTGCTCTTGCAAACCCACGACCTCCATTATTGGATTCAATATCAGCCACATTTACACCATCTTCATAAAGCATCTTTGCAACCGCTGGTTCTGTGATTTCCATACCTTCTTTGGTGTAAAGTACATTGAGAACATAAGCTTCACCATTGTAAACACCATAATCAATGCTGCAAAGGTAATCATCACCAGTATCAGCAGTATCAGTATAGTTTCTAATTTCAGTGAATAGAAGGTTGCCCCTCTCATCCATTGGAAGCTTGGTATAAGTTTTAAAGCTGGTGTAAAGCTTACCTTTAATATCAATCGGTTCTTGTTGATAGTTGGCTGAAGCAATGTCCAATCCCATAGCTTTAACTTTGCTTTCATAGGATTTCTTTGAAAGAACTTCATCACAAAGCATTGAACCATCATCTTGAACCGCTTTCATGGTGATATGCTTAATCTTTGCACCTTGTTCCTTGTAATGTTCCAAAGCCCTTCCAGCCAAATCACCAGTTGCCCACCTGGTCATGATAATGATGATTTTCCCGCCTTCTTCAAGCCTAGAAAGCATTGTATTAGTAAACCAATCCCAATGTTTTTGAAGCACTTCTTCATTATAAGCTTCCTGGGCATTTTTAATAAGGTCATCAATAATCATAAGAGTGCAGCCAAAACCTGTTGCAGTTCCAGTTGGTGAAGTTGCAAGATAGTTATTATAGGAACCTTCCAAACTCCAAAGGTTCATTGCACCATCACCATACTTAATTCTGATACCTGGAAATATATCAGAATAAACAATCTTGTCTTTATCAACTTTGACTTCTTGAATTGTATTTCTCACATTCTTTGAAAACATAGTTGAAAGGGTTTCATTGTATGAACCAGTCATAATCTTTTCATGTTTGTTATTACCAAGAACCCATTCAACAAAATTACCCGCTGTTCTTGACTTCCCATGTCTTGGGGGCAAGTTGACAATTAAAACTTCATCATCACTTTCATAAAATTCTTGAAGTTCATTACAAAATTCGATTAAGTATTGTCTATCCAGCTTGTAAAAGTCTGGTGCTTTTAAGTTGCAGTAATAGAAGAATTCCCGCTTTGCAAGTTCAATCTGTGCATAAAGTTTAATAAGCTTTTTATCCATCATATATCAACTTCTTTAATTCTTCTGTTGTCAACCCTTCCATTGGATTATTGACCTGACCTGATATTTCAACCTTATCCTTGAACATGCCAAGATGTTTCCCAATCAGTTCCAAAGCTTTAACCTTATCACATGAAGCAACTTCAATGCCATATTTACCTTCTTTTATTGCTGCAATAGCTGCCCTTTTATCAACAGGAAGGGTATCTGTATCAACCAATTCAACAAACTGTTCTTCAATTTCCTTTTCCTCATACTCTTGGGTTTGGTCATTCCATACCATTCTTTTTCTTGGCTTGGTGACAACCTTGGCAAAATCAGAACCATTGCTGAAAGCTATCCTTGCCAGTTCAAGAATTACCCTGTCCTGTGTAATTTCTGTTCTTTCCTGAATCTTCTTTTGCCTTTCCTTCATGTATGCCTGAACCTTAACATTTCTTAACAATCGAACCGCAGCACTTGCAGCAACTTCATCCTTTTTCACACTTGGATAAGCTGCCTTATAAGCCCTGGTTGCATTAAGGTCAATTAGATATTCGTCAACAAACCTTTTTTGCTTTTCAGTAATGTTTGCCACATTTATCACCTACCTTTCAAACAAAATTAAAAAGGAACATGCAAGCCAGGAGGTAAACCCG